CGTGGGATCAGATTCCGGCTGAGAGTCAAGAGGACGCGCGGGCGTCATGACCCCCGAATTCAGCGCGGTGGATCCCGACACCTGGCCGGTCGTTCTCACGCCCGCGCACATCAGCGCGATCTACCAGCGCTCCGTGGGCGGGATTCTGAAAGCCTGCCAGCTCGGTCGGTTCATCCCGGCGCCGTACAAAAAGAACCCGTCTCGGTGGCGCAAGGCCGACGTCCTGCGCGACGTCGTGGGCACCGCGAATTTCGCCAAGGGCGCATTCAGGCGCGCGTCATAGGGACCGAGTCATGGGCAGCGACAGCATCCGAGCGTCGTCCTCGTCAGCTCCAGTCCGGTCACCGGACAACGCCCGACCCTCGATGGACGACATCCGACCGCAGATGGCGAAGGCAGTCCATCGCGGTCCATCCGCCAGACTCGCCTGGAGCGCCGTCGTCAAAGATGCGTTGATTCGGCACTACGGCAGTCTGAAGGCGGCAGCGTTTTACCTGGGCGAGTACGACCCGTCGCAGCTCACGCGCGACCTCGAGAGTGGCAAGTTCAAGTTCGAACGCCTCGAGTTGTGCGACGACGAGGCGAAGGCCTTCATCGCCGCCGCGATCTACGAGGCCTTCGGGGACGCCGATCCGAAGTCGCGCATTCAGCGACTGATTCGCGAAGGTCGTCGGATCCTCGACGAGCTCGCCGAGGCGGTCGCATGAAGCTCTCGGTTGGCGACCTCGTGACGGTCGACCGACGCAGCGGCGTCAACGCGGCTGGCGCGCGCGCGGTCGTCGTCGAGGCGTACACGCTGATGGAACGCGAGCACCGCGACGCGAAGCGGGCGCCACGCCCCGGCTGGATGCTGTTGTTCGAGGACGGCCGCGCGGACGGTTTCTCGCCTGGTGACTGCACGCTCTTCGAGGTACGGCGCGTCGGCCATTGCGCCGCCGTCGCCGGCTACGTGTTTCGCAGCATGACGCACCTCGCTGCGGACTACCGAGCTGGATTCTTCGGCCCGGCATGGGCGGCCGTGATCGGCGTAGCCTCTGCTCAACAACCACCGCGCGGCACCAACTGCGGCAACTGCCTGATGGAGCGCGTCGAGATCGTCGTGCTCAACGATGGCGTCTGTCCGAAGTGCGGCGCGGATTACCGTCAGGCTGCTCACGGAGGCGGTGCGCGATGAAGCGACAGAACCCGATCTGCCGGACCGCGCCGAACTGGATCGCGCGTCGGCTGCAGGATGAGGCCGCCCTCGCGCCCCTAACCGGCCAGGACTGGCCGGCGCTCCAGGCGTTCCTCCATCTCGTCGTGCTGTACGGGCAGTCGGACGCACTCGGCCGCGCGCACGCGCTCCACGCGATGCGCCACGCGGTGCAGGCGATGCAGCCGTCGACACGCCACCTTGCGAAGGCAGGCATCCCGCACGCGCTCGATTGGGAGGACGAAGATCGGATCTGGTCCGCGATCACGCCAGCCACGTGCGAGCAGGACATAACCGCTGAACGCGAGGCGCACGCGCGCTGGTCGACCAAGATTCTCAGCGCCGACCTCGTGCGCGTGGAGACCTTGGCGAACCTCCGCGAGGTACACGAACTCACGCCGGCGGATCAGGCAGCGATGCGGGCCGTATTGAGCGACCGCCAACGGATGGCGGAGAAGCTCAATACGCACAGCCTGAGCGATCGCGAATTCGTGACGCCGCGCGGCGTGGTCAGCAACTGATGCCGCTGCTAGCGCCGGAGCCGTCGATCGTGTGGCGCGTCATCGAGGTCGCGGTGCTCGCCGGCGCCGCGCTGTTTTCGGTCGTGGTTGTGGCGCTCGTGTTTCGGAAGTAAGCGCGGCGGTTCGGAAGGGGGGGAGACCGCGGCGGCAAAGACGCGGCCTCCCTGGGTCCAGGTAAACGACTCAGGCTTTGTGGGGGCTCGAGACGTCTATGGCCCGGTTCAGTGTAACACCCGTGTCGGCCGTCGCTCGCGGCCAGAAGTCGCGATGGCTGACCACGATGGATGCCGCGCGGATGTTGCAGTTGACCCGCTGGGGCGTGTGGTGGCTGGCACGGCAGCGCGACCTCGAGGTGGAGCGGACGGCATCTGGTCAATTGCTCTTTCATCGCAAGGCGGTGGAGGAGCTCGTCCTGAAACGCGCGGAGGCGCGTCTTCGCCGGCGCCCGGAGGTGCTGCGAGGGTTGCGATTGGTGCACAACGACGTCGAGCCGCAGCAGCTCGTGCTGCCCCTGGCAGCGGCCGCCGGCCGACGAAAGGTCACTCCACGAGTGTTGAGTGAAGCGGCGGCAGTTCCGCGGCAAATCGGCGTGAGTCGTATAAGCGCGGCTACGTTACCTGCGGCTGCCGATCGGAAGCGCATGGCGAAGGTGGAGGTCGATGGCGGACGGATTCGACGCGCCGTCGCACGTGACGGCCGGTAGGCGGCTCACCGCACGCGAGCTCGTCACGATTCGAGCTGCGCTCCGCCTCTGGATCGAAACCGAGGCCGCCGCGATTCCGGACGCGTGCCATGTCGAGGTCGGACACCCCGGACTGATCCTCACCGACGACGAGATCGAGCGGCTCCTCGTGGCGCTCGCCTATGCGGACACGGCGATCGTGTGCGCAGCGCCGGCGAAGCGGGATCCGAGGCGCCCATGACGTGGATCGTCGCGGTGGCGATCGCCGTCGTCGTCACCGTGGCCGTGCGGCGCCGCGTACGCCGCCACCGTCAGGAGGCGCCGGTGTTGACGCGGGCCGAGCTCGTGAAGCGCGGATGGGCCGACGACCTGGAGCGCCGTCGGTGAAGTCTCTCGTGACGTCGACGCACCGCGTGGGGCAACGCGGTCGCGATCGGCGTGGGCCTCAAACCCGGGATCACGGAAGGGAGGTTCATCACCTGCCGATCGACGCGCGCGCGAATCCCAGCGCGCGAACGATCGACGAGAAATAGCGGCATCGGCGTCGGGCTCGCCAACCCGTCGTCGCAGTGAACAGCGGCGACCTACACAGGTACGCGCCACGACCCTTCATTGATTCGGGACCACCCGCGCGCCAGTCGTTGCTCAGGCGGCGACGCGCGGTGTGAGGTCCCGTTTGTGCCGGAGGACCGCGATGCGAATGTGGAGCCGAGGAACAGTTGCTGAGTTTATCAGACTACGCGCGCGCCGTACACGCCGCCACCACCTATGAGCGGTCGCTACGTGACGCGTGTGCTCGAGTCCGGGTTGCCGCTGCATTTGACGCGCACAGCGGTGGCCTGCGCAACGTTCGCCGACGACAAGGACGGCCGGCGAATCTGGCCGTCGGTCAAGACCCTCACGGACCTCACGCGACAAAGTGAACGCACCGTGCAGAACCATTTGAAGGCGCTGCGCGAGCTCGACGTCCTCGAGGTGGTGGAGCCGGCGACGCGGTACCGAGCCACGCACTACCGGATGGTCCTCGAGAAGTTGCCGAGACGAGACCCCGACGAACGGCCGCCGGCCAGTCAAGTCGCTGCACCCATCGTTGCACCCATGGTTGCACCCATGCCATGGGTGCAAGATCAGCCCGTCATGGGTGCAACCCAGGTTGCACCCGATCCGTCAGTACGATCCTCCAGTACACACACGTACCGCGCGCGCGCGAGAGAACGAGCCCCCGAACCGAAACTGCCGCTCGTCGGCGCAGTGCCGCACCGAGCTGCCGGCGAGCACAGAGCTCACGCTTGGTGCAGTCGACGTGGAATCTGCGTTACGAAATTCTTGCACCGAGAGTTCGTCGGCCAGATCGGCGGACCAGCGCGGACGCGCGAGGCGCGTGTCTTCGCGTTTTACGCGGAGACCATGACGGACCTGTCGCATCGCGACACGATCGGCGACGTCTTGAAATTCTGGCGTGCCGCGTTCGACGCCCGATTCGGAACAGTGGCGCCTGGGCGTTCGCGACCCTCCGTGCCGTCGACGACGCTCGGTGACGACGTCTGGTCCGACGTTCTGCGTCGGCTCGAGCTCAAGGTCAGCAAACACAATTTCTGGACCTGGTTTCGCGGCACCGAGCTCGCGCGCGACCGCCGCACCTTGATTGAAGTCGCAGCGCCCCTCGAGCGCGGGCAGTTCATTACGAAGCACTTTTCGAAAGAGCTCACCGCGGCGGTGGAAGAAGTCCGAGCGGGCACCAGAGTCGTATTCGTGGAGACGAAGGCCTCGTCAGCGAAGCGGAGGCACGGGTGAGGACCTGGATGCGCACGCGCGTCGACGAGACACGCTGCGGTCGGTGCGGCGGCCGCTACAAGGCCGGGACGCCGATGCTCGTGCTCGAGGCCGTCGGCTGGCGGCGGCCGCTGCGGCGCTGCCCGACCTGTGCGGGCGAGCCGGTGCCGGCCGACGTCGCCGCTCTGCCGGAGGAACTGCCGAGGGGTGAACGGCCGCAGATGCGCGCGGTCAGAACGGCGGCGCTCGACGACAAACAGCGTCAACTCGGAGGCGATCAGTGACGGCGCGCGCGCTCCACCTCGCGAAGAACCTGAAGCTGCCGCTCGACGCGGTGACGCAAACGTTCGCGATCTTCGGGAAGCGCGGCTCCGGGAAGACGAACGGCGCCACGGTGCTCGTCGAGGAGATGCTGCGCGCGAATCTGAACGTCGTCGTGCTCGATCCTGTTGACGCCTGGTGGGGTCTGAAATCGAGCTTCGATGGGAAGTCCGCAGGATTGCCGATCTACGTCTTCGGCGGGCCGCACGCCGATCTTCCGCTCGAGTCGACGGCCGGCACGCTGATCGCGGACCTTGTTGTCAAGGAACGGCTCCCGCTCGTGCTGTAGATGAAGACGTGGGGCGTCGGCGAGCGCGCGCGGTTCGTCACTGACTTCGCCAAGCAGCTGCTGCGGACCAACAGCGAGCCCGTCATGGTCATCCTCGAGGAAGCCGACGCGTTCATCCCGCAGCGGCCGGCGAAGGGCGAAGAGGCGATGCTCGGCGAGATGGACCGCATGGTGCGGTGGGGCCGTTCGAGCGGCATCGGGTGCACGCTCATCACGCAGCGGTCAGCGAAGGTCAACAAGGACGTGACCACGCAGGCCGAGACGTTGATCGCGTTCCGGACGACCGGGCCGCAGGACCGCGACGCGATCGACAACTGGATCAAGTTCCACGCCGGCGAGGCGAAGCGCGACGAACTGCTATCGACGCTGCCCGAGCTCGCGACGGGCACGGCCTGGGTGTGGTCGCCGGAGTGGCTGGACGTCTTCGACCGGTACGCGTTCCGCCGGCGGACGACCTACGACTCGGCGTCGACGCCGAAGGTAGGGGAGAAGCGGCCGAAGCCGAAGGAGCTCGCGCCGGTTGACCTAGAGAAGTTGCGCGGGCAGATGGCGGCGACGATCGAGCGCGCGAAGGCGGAGGATCCGCGCGAGTTGCGCCGGCAGATCGCCGCGCTCAAGCGTGAACTTGAGGATCCTCGCAACAGCCCGGCCCCGTCGCGGCCGCAGCCGAAGGTCATCGAGAAGCCGGTCCTGAAGGAAGCGCAGCTGAAGCGCCTCGAGGCGGACCTCGTGCGATTCGACAAGGCCGCCGAACGCCTGACCACGGCGTGGGGCGTCATCCGCGAGCTCGCCGATCGTCTCGCCGCGAATGGGAAACTGATCGCCGCCGCGATCGACCAGACGCGTCAACCACTTGCCGGCCGTCGCGAGGAACGGACCTCGCGCGCGGTCTCACTCGGCGTCACCCCGGCGCCACCATCGCGCGGAATGGGAAGCCGCGGCCGGCAATCGATCGCCTCGGGCAACGGCGACGCCGCGCTCGGTCGTGCCGAACGCGCGATCCTCGCGGCGGCCGTCCAACGTCTGCCGAAATCATCGTCGCGCGCGCAGTTGGCGGTGCTCTCGGGCTACTCGATCAAGAGCAGCTCGTTCGCGAACGCGCTCGGTGCGCTCCGATCGCAGGGCCTGATCGCCGGCGCCGGCGACGACAATCGCGCAACCGACGCCGGCGCCGCGGCGCTCGGCGCGTTCGACCCCTTGCCGACCGGCGACGAGCTCGTGCGCTACTGGCAGGGCCAGCTTGGCAAGGCGGAGGCCGCGCTGCTCGAGGTGTTCGTTCGCCACTATCCGCACGACGTCGACAAGGACACGCTCTCGAAAGAGAGCGGCTACTCGGCCTCGAGCAGCAGCTTTGCGAACGCGCTCGGCAAGCTGCGCACGCTCGAGCTCGTCACCGGCCTGCGCGCGAGCGAGGAGCTGTTCGTATGAAGACGACGTTCAACACACCGGCCGGCGTCTGTCGATTCTGCGGCTGCTCGGAGTACGACGCGTGCGAAGAGGGCTGCTATTGGGCCGATCGTACATTCCGCCTCTGCTCGACGTGCGTGCCGGCGGCGCGCGCGGAAGGTAAGCATCTCCGCGCGGTTCGGCGCGCCGGTTATCAGATCGACGACGCCTGGCTGCGCGCCTACCACGCGGGTTTCATCGTCGGTTGGTTCGCCGTGACAGCTCGGAGTCCTTACGGCCGCAACCCGCACGAGACACGCGTCCTTCAATCGTCCTGGGAAATGGGGCAGCGCGCGGGCGCGACCGCCCGTCACGGCTACACGACCACGATCGGGCCGGTGAACGCCGTGCCGCGGCGCGCGATCCTCGTCGGAGGCCACGTCGGTTCGGCGCGCTCGAGACGCGTCGTTGCCGGCCGTGGCCATGGTGCGCGCGATCGGCGCTCCTGGAGCCGCGCATGAATCAGCGGGCCGACCGCGAGCTCGAGGAATGGATCGACGTCGAGCTCGAGTTCTACGTGAAGGGCCTGATCAACGAGCGCGACTACGCGATCCTTCGGCGCAACCTCATCGACATCGCGCGCGCTGAGCGCAGACGCAGATCTCCGCGGCAACCGGGAACCTCGTTGGCAGTGAAGAGCCATGCCAGGACCAGTGTCGGATAGCTTCGATCCCGAATTCGGCACCGGCGAGAACGCCGACTTCGTGCGCACCGCGATCGAGGCCGTGCGGACGCGGGTCTGTCGCGGCCTGCCGGACGAGCTGCGCAACATCGTCGAGGTCGCGCGTGAGGGTCCGCGTCGCGGCAAGAGATTGGCGGTGTTGCTGACAGAAAACGAGCGGCGTGTGCTGCGGTTCGCGCTCAATCGCGCGCTGGAGTCGATCTGATGAGCGATCGCAGCGCGATTCAGTGGACGGACGCGACGTGGAACCCGACGACGGGCTGCACGAAGATCTCGCCGGGCTGCGCGCACTGCTACATCGAGACGACGCCGGCGTTTCGGGTCCGGCATCGGCAGTTCGACGCGAAGGGCCACATCCCGCTGCAGCTGCACGATGATCGACTGACGCAGCCGATGCGCTGGCGCGAGCCGCGCCGGATCTTCGTCAACAGCCTCAGCGACCTCTTCCACCGCGACATCCCCGCCGACTTCATCGACAAGGTCTTCGCGGTGATGGCGCTGACGCCGCAGCACACGTTTCAGGTGCTGACGAAGCGCGCGCCGCGAATGTGCGACTACGTCTGCGCCCGCATCCAGGGCACTGAGCGCGAAGTCCTCAATGACGCGATTCAGTTCGCGATGGACGAGGCCCCGCGAGGCTGGCAGCTGAGCGGCGCGCCGTACGCCTGGCCGTTACCGAACGTCTGGCTCGGCGTCAGCGTCGAGAACCAGCGGCTCAGGCGGCGCATCGACTACTTGCTCGAGACGCCGGCCGCTGTCCGCTTCGTCAGCGCCGAGCCGCTGCTCGAGGATCTCGACTTCACGCCGTACCTGGCCGGTGACGCGCTCGCGGCGCCGGGTCCTGGGGGCTTCCGCAAAGGGCCGAAGCTCGATTGGGTGATCGTCGGCGGCGAGTGGACCCGCTCGCTCGCGGACGCGCGCGAATGTCGGCTTGAGTGGATCGATTCGCTCGTTGAGCAATGTCACGACGCCGGTGTCGCTTGCTACGTCAAGCAGCTCGGACGGCAGCCGCGGGCCGCCGACAACCTCTACCTCAATCTTCGCGACAAGCACGGCGGTGACCCGGCCGAGTGGCAGACGCCGTACCCGCGCGAATTTCCGGCGACCGCATGACTGGCCGGCACGACGCGTATCGCACGCACCTCCGCAATTGTCTCCTCGACGGCAACGTGCCGGAGCATCTGCACGAGGGCCTCGTCGCGTATTTGACGGAGCGTCGCCCCGTCGGGTCGTTCCTGCACGCGGTGCTCGCGAACGACCTGACGCAGGCGATCACGCGCGCGGATCCGATCTCGACGCTGGGTCTGCGGGAAACCGTGTTGTTCCTGTTGAATCACGCGCCGGCGCCGGCGTGGGGTTCGCACGAGCAGGTCGATGCCGGGAATTTCCGGGTTCAGGTTGCGAGCTGGAAGGTTGCGGCGCTCCCGCGGAATCGCAAAAGGAGGAGGACAGAGTGATCGGCAAGCTGACGCCAGAGCGAACCGAGCCCTATGCGCTGCCGATCGCCCTCTGGACAGACGTGAGCTGCATCCTGGCGAACGTGGTGATGGCGCTGTTGAACGTGCTCGCGGGCAATTGGACGATCGCCACGATCGAGATAGGCACAGTCGCGGCGTGTGGCGCGCTGCTGCAGGGGATGATCTACGCGGCGCGGCGGCATCAGTTGTGGACGAAGCGCGCGACGGCGGACGTCGAGTCGGCGGAGCACACGCGCGCGATGCTCGCGAAGCAGCACGAACTGATGAACCGCGACTTGGTGGCCGCGGCCGCGGCGGAGCGCCGGCATTGACCGATGTCTCCAACGTTCCTCGTGAAACGTCTGCGACAGTCTCAGACATTCGTCGTCGCATCGATCTGTCGGACTGGCTGACGAAGGCGCAGGCGGCCGACGCGATCGGCGTCTCGACGAAAGCGATCGAGCGGTTCGCGAAGGCGGGGAAGCTCGAACAGCGTAGCCGACCGCAGGCGCACGGGCCGAACGTGGTGGTCTATTTCCCCGACGACGTCGCTCGGCTCGCGTCTGAGCGCCATCCAGAGGCTCCAGCGTTCGTTTTGCCGGCGGTCCCGGAGTCGTCACGCGCGAACGGTCGTCCGGTGGCGACACCGGCGTCGGGGTTGGAGCTCACGGCGCCGCCAACCGACGAGCCGATCCGGGCGCTTTTCGCGGCCGCGCTCCGCGCCGTCTTGTCTCAGACGTCTCAGACATCGCCCGTGTCGCAGACGTTGTTCCTGACGATCGCCGAGGCGGCGGCCGTGTCCGGGCTGTCGCAGGCCTGCCTGCGAAGGATGATCGGCGAGGGGACGTTGCAGGCGATCCGCGACCGCGGCTGGCGCATCCGCCGGCGGGACCTGGAGCAGCTATGACACGCGATCAGATCGCCGAAGACTTGATGACGCTTGTCGTTCGCATCGGCAACGAGCTGCCGCCACTTGACGACTCTACGCTGCCCGCTGACATCCGCGCCGCCGAGTGGGCGTACATCAAGGGTCTTGCTTCAGCCGAGATTCTTCGGCTGCGGGATCGGCTCGTGGGCCTTGCGGCGCCGCAGTCGTTGTCGGAGCTTGCCGAGAACAGTGGGCCGTCGGTTCGACGATGACGATGGCGGATGGCGGCGGCCGCGGCTGGCGCATCGCGGATCTCGAGCAGCTCTGAGCACACATGCACAGGACTGCGCACGCAAGCCTTTTGTTCGGATTGAAGCTGGCGATCGTTATGGCAGAATAAGCGAGCCGCGCCGGTGTTTGCGCACCGACGCAGCTCTCACCACACAACCGCTCGCGGGTAAGGCGAGACGGCCCGAGGCTGTTCTCCACTCTACCCGACGTGCGGCAAGGCGAGATAAGGACCAAAGGGGAACCCATGAAACGCCTGCTCTGTGTTGCCGCCCTGGCCGCGTTCGTGTGCGCGGGCTGCGCTGCGGATACGTCTTCGCCCACGAGTCCGTCGAAGCTCCCTGCGGCCGGCGCGCCGGCGCGCCTCGAGCTCAATGCGGTCGTCCCGACGGGCGCGAACGGCGGCACGGCGAGTGTCACCGCACGCGTGCTCGATGGGTTCGGCGCCGTCGTCGTCGGAACGCCCGTCGACTTCAGCGCCTCGAGCGGCACCTTCAGCGAGACGCCGGCGATGACGTCCGACAAGGGCATCGCGTCGACGCTCCTGACGGCGGATCCGGGAACGGTGACGATCACCGCGAAGACCGCGAGCATCCAGAGTCAGACAACCGTCTCAGTGCAGCCACGCGTCGTAACGGCGCCGCCACCGGTCAGCTTGCCGCCGCCACCACCGCCAGGTCCGCCCGCGCCTGGTCCGTTCTCGGTCAGCGCGACGTCGACCGCCGTACAACTCGGTACGGCGACGTCATTCATGGCGACTGTCGGCGGCGCGACGCCGCCGGTGCGCGCGACTTGGGATTTCGGCGATGGCGGCAACTTCACGGGCACGTCAGTCGGCAATCAGCCGACCGCGTCGCACAAGTACGCCACGATCGGGAGCTTTCATGCGACCGTAATCGTCACGGATGCCGCCGGCCATTCGGGATCGGCAGCAACCGACGCCCAGGTGACGGACGTGCCGCCACCGCCGCCGCCGCCACCAGCGACGTTGACCGTGACACTTGCGGCGTCGCCAGCGTCGGTCGCAGCGTTCACGGCGACCACGCTGACCGCGACGGCGACCGCGACGAACGGTGCGGCTGCGGCAACGTCCTACACGATCGATTGCGGCGATCTAACCCCGGTCCAGGTCGGCCCCTCGAACGCACGGACCTGCACGGGCTACTCGACGCCAGGCAGCAAGACGGCCAGCGTGACGGCGACGAACGGAACGCAGACCGCCACAGCGCATGCGACCGTGAACGTGACCAATGCGCCGACGCCGACGATCGTCGTGGACTGTTCGACGGGAACATCGTCAACGCCGGGTCCAGCGGTCGCTGTCGCCTGCAATGTGTCGGCAACGCTCGGCACGACGCCCGTCGACCCCGCGACGATCACGATTACCAACTGGGCGTGGGGCGACGGCACGCCGAACGGCACGACCGGCCTCGGCCAGGTCTCGCAGTCTCATGCGTACACGTTGCCGAGCGGCACTACTGGCTACGCGGTGATCGTGACGGCGACGGTGCCCAATGGCGGCGCTGCCGGAATCGGAACGGGTCACGCGATCGTTCACTGAGAGTCGGCGTGGTTGTTAGTTACGATGAAACCATGACCGATCCGACGTACGTGCGCGCACAGATCGACGCGAATCCCGTCTGGAAGTTGGCGTTTCGACTGAGCGAGGTCGACAATGACAATGCGCCGATCGGGTGGTCACGCTACACCCACATCGCGCGGTGGCTGATCGAGACGTTCGAGATGACGGAAAAATCAGCCGCCCCCCGGCCACGAAGGCGACGATCCGATCAGGACGTGACAGGGTAGGTCACGCGACGCTGCGCACGCGCTTTTTTTTCGGTCCCGCCTTCGCCGGCGTCTTTTTCTCGCGGCTCAGCGCCTCGAGGCTTTTCTTGAGGGCCTCGGAAAGGTTGACCACCGGCGGCGCCGGCACAGGCGTCAGGCCGACGATGTCTTCGCCGGCGATCTTCGCGTCGATGATGCGCTGGAGGCCGGCGCGGTACTCGTCGGTGAACTCGGCAAAGTTCAACGGCCCTTCGAAGGCGCCGATGACTTTCCGCGCGAGCTTGATCTCGTCGGGTCGGCCGATCGCCGGCACTGCCGCGAGCTCGTCGACCGCCTCGATCGGTCGAATCTCCGCCGAGTGATGCAGGGTGTGCATGGCGAGCGCGCGCGCAAGCGGCCGAACGGCGACCAAGTACTCGCGGCCGTAGAGCGCGAGCTTCCCGATGCCCACCTTGCCCTTCATGGCATCCCGCATCAACGCGAAGGCCTCCGCGCCTGGCGCCTCGGGCGCGAGATAGTAAGTCCGATCGACAAACATCGGATCGAGCGCCGCTGCGTCGGCGAACTGCACCAGATCGATGACGCGGGTCGACGGCGGCCGCACCTGGTCGAAGTCGGCGTCGTCGAGCACGACGTAGCGGTTCTTCTCGAATTCGAACCCCTTGACGATTTCCGCCTGTGGAACCTCGCGGCCGCAGGTCGCGCACCAGCGGCGCTGCTGCATGCGGGTGTGGCATTCGGCGTGGAGCTGGTTGAACCCGAGCGAGCCGCTCGCCTCCGTCGCCGGAAAGACTTTGATCGGGATGTTCACCAAGCTAATCTTGAGGAATCCCTTCCACGTCGGTCGAGCGGCCATTAGCACCTCTGCGCAGCACGCCGCGCGCCAGCGCGGCTCGTCTGTATTTGTAAACGGCCCAAACCTTGATACTGATCTGTTTTCGGACGAATGGATTGCAGCCATTGCGGATCGCCGTTGGGCGCTGATCTCTCCTGCGTCGCGTGCAGGCCATCGCAAGCCGCCCCTGACGATCCCGAAGGCGCGTCGGGCGGCGGCAATCCGGAGCTGCCGGCCGGCGATCGCCGGGCTTCCGGCATCGAGCGTCGCGACGCCCGGCGGCAGCGTCCCGTCGCCGGCGGCACCCGGCTGACGGATCCGCCGCTCACGACGCGCGCCTGCGCCGACTACATGGGGTTCAGCCCGGAGTGGATTCGCCAGGCCATCGAACACGGGCACTCGAACCAACAGGGTCTGACGGTGCGCCTCGAGGCCGAGACGCTGACGGTCAACGGTCGTCGCCTCCACCGCATCCACCTCGACGAGTTCATTCGCTTCCTGAAGGCCTACGGCTGGAAACGCGTCCCTCGGCACCCGCGCGAGCCCGCCGGCGTCCTGTCCTGAGGGCCGGCCGCGGCCGCGCGCGATTGGCGCGCCTGGAGCCGCCAACCGAGCCAACCGAGCCAACCGAGATTCTGGACCGTTGCTCAGCCGCCGCGCGCGGGCTGACTCTACAGGCAGCGGCACGCGCGACCCCCTCGCGCGCTCCTCCTCAACACGAAAGCCATTGATGCCCGTTCCGATGACGGCCCAGGCCTGCGCTGACTACCTCGGGTTCACGCGGGAGTGGATCCGCGTCGCCATCGTCCACGGCGTCATGGTTGACGGTCACGTCGTGAAGCTCGAGGCCGAGATCGTGCCGTCTGGATCGCGTCGCAGCTACCGCATTCACGCCGACAAGTTCATCGACTTTCTGACGGCGATCGGCTGGAAGCGGATGCCGATGCTGCGGTGCGACAACAACTGACATGGGGATGGCTCCGCTGCGTCCCTGTGTGCATCCAAAATGCGGCGCGCCGACATCGACGGGCCGTTGCGCGGCGCACACGCGCGTGCGCGAACAGCAGCGGCCGAACGTCGACGTGCGCCGCTTGTATCGAATGGCGCGCTGGCAGCAGCTGCGCCATCGGGTCCTCAGCGAAGAGCCGCTCTGCTGCGACTGCATCGCTGAGAACTGCATCACGGCCAGCACCGACGTCGACCATCAGATTCCGCATCGCGGCGACCTCGAGCTGTTCTGGTCGCGCGAGAACCTCCGCGGTCGCTGCCATCGCTGTCACTCGCGGAAGACCCAGCGAGGCGAATGATGGCGATGCTCCCGTTCGCAAATACCGACGGCTTGCGTGATTACTACGAGAACGGCGGCGAGCTCGCGCCGCGGCGCCCGTCAAGGTGGATCTCGATTGCCTTCTTGGTGATCGCGGCGTTCCTGCTCGGCCTGGCGCTCGGCGCACGCCTCGAGGCCTCCGAGCCGTGCATTCGCCTCAAGGTGCGGCCGCAGCTGATGCTGCAGCGCGGCGACATCAACATCCAAACACGGATTCAGCCACACGCCGATCACCGCGCCTTCGCGATCGCCTGGAATTCCGACAACGGCAGTGAAGGGAGCTCGGGACCCACGCCGCTCGAGGGCGAGCACGCGCGGTCGCTGTTCGATCTGTGGCTGCACGATCAGCCGGCCGGTAACTACACGTTCATCGCCCGCGTGTTCGATAGCACCGGCCACGCGCTCGGCAGCGATCGACAGCAGATCCACCAGCCCGACGAGCCGCCCCGATGACCGCGACGGAGTCCTCGCGTCGTGAAGCTCTTCGGCAGACGTTCCTGACACGGAAGCCTGTCTGCCTCGTACATCTCCCATCGCGGCGGTGCGGCCGCGGCTACTCACAGCCGGTCTTCACCATCGACGACGTGCGCGTCTCGGCGGCCGTCTGGCAGCTTGCCTTCGACGGCCGATTGACGCGCGCGCGTGAACGGTGGCTCGAGGAATTCGAATGACACTCGAGGATTACTTCACATCGGAATTCGCGAACGGTGCGATCGACTTCTTGCTGCGCGCCCATGTGTGGAACGGCGTCGTCGAGATCTACATCCATCCATCCGGTCGCGACGGATCGACCACGCCCACGTTGATTGTGGACGGCGACTTCGTCCGGCCGAAGTTCGCGCAGCACGCCACGAGCGCGGATGCCGACCGTTCGAATCGCGAGCGGCTCGAGCTTCGCAATCTGATGTTCGACGAGAGTGATGGCTCTGAATGAATCAACCGCTGCGCCGCCACGAGTTCTGCGACTCCTGCGGCGAGGACGTGACTTTGGATCTGGGCCACGCGTGTGACTGGTGCGGCGGCTGTCGTGTGCACTGCACGTGCGATCACCTCGGCGAAGTCCGCGTCACCAAGCGACGCGAGTCTCAGCGACGCACGCATGGCGCAGGTACCGACCGCTGCGCTGTTGCTCGGTGTGCTGGGGGTAGGGGGGTCGAAAGTCTGCAACCCTGGGCCGCGCGGACCGTGCGGCGGGTTCGCGCGCGCGCGTGCAGCAAATGAAATCGCCTATGGGGCAGGCCTGATGCGGGACCACCGGACCGATCGAGCGACGCGCGACCTGCCGGCCGGCTATCAGTTCGGCGACGCGCGCTGGCGGCGGCCGTCTGAGAACGCCGCCGAGCAGCTGTGCCGGCGCGCGCCACGATGCGGGTACTGCCGCAACCAGCTTCTCGACCAGATCTACGTGTTGGTAGCCGGGGAACCGTTCTGCAGCTATGACCACTGGCGGATGGATTTGCTTGAACGAATGCACCGGTTCCTCAGCTGATGCCGGGGACCGCGAATTCCGGCGGCCGCAACAAGAAGACGGCCGCGCAGCATCGCCTCGAGGGCACGTTCCAGAAAAGCCGCCACGCCGGCGACGTCGGCGCAGCGTCGGAACCACCGAAGGGTCGGCCGGCGCCGCCGAAGCGACTGAAGGGCGACGCGCTCGCCGAGTGGACGCGCATGTGCGACCGGCTCGAGCTCGCGCGGACGCTCTCGCTCGTCGACGACGCCGTCCTGTATCGCTACTGCCAGCTGCACGCGCGCGCCGAGCGCCTCGAGCGGCAGATCGCGGCCCTGAAATCGGCGTTCTACGTCGACCACATGGGCAACGAACGCGTGCACCCGGCGTTCGCGCAGCTGCGCGCGCACGACCAGGCGCTGCGCGGCTATCTCGTGGAATTCGGGCTGACGCCGGCGGCGCGGTCGCGCGTGAAGCCCGCCGACGCGCCGGCTGACAAGGATCCGTTTGCGGAGTTCAGCGGAACCGATGATGCGACGCACTAGTCAGATCGCCGTACTCGTCCTGCTGTTCGTGTTCGGCCTCGCGGTCGGCCACGCGACGGCTGCGATCTACGTGCAGCGCAAGACGATCGGCCCGGCCGCGCGGCCGCAGACCGTGCGTCGTGGGCCGAACGACCCCACGGACGACAACGTCGTCGACGCGTATGCGCGCGACGTGGTCGCGGGCCGTGTGCCGGCAGGAAGGTACCACCGCCTGGCCTGCGAGCGGCATCTCCGCGATCGGGCGCGCGAAGGCACCGAGGGGTTCCCGTACCGGTTCGAGCTCGCGCGCGCGGAACGGTTCTTCCGGTTCTCCGAGAAGTTAAAGCACTACAAAGGCGAGTGGGCGGGGCAGCCGATTGTCCTGCAGCCGTACCAGAAGTTTCGGCTCGGCTCGGTGTTCGGCTGGGTGCATACCGAGACCGGCCTCCGTCGGTTCCGCACCGCCTACAACGAGATCCCGCGCAAGAACGGCAAGTCGCTCGAGGCGGCGATCGTCGCGCTGTATGTGACCTTCTTCGACGGTGAGCCAGGCGCGGAAGGCTATTGCCTGGCGACGAAACTCGGCCAGGCGATGTTCGTGTTCCGCGACGCGAAGAAGCTCGTCGCGTCGAGCGGCCTGAAGGAGCGCATCAAGCCGGCGGCCAAAGCGCTCTCGCGCGCCGACTCGGAATCGAAGCTGGCGCCGCTCGGCGCGAACCCGGAAGACGGCCTCAACCCGCATCTCATCGTCATCGATGAGTTCCACAAGCTGGTCAACCGCGACCTGATCGACGTGATGGAAACGGCGACCGGCGCACGCCGGCAGCCGCTGTTTTTCTACATCACGACGGCGGGCGACGACCTGGTGTCGCCGTGCGGCGATCAGCACCAGTACGCGTGCCAAGTCCTCGACGGTGTGTTTGTCGACGAGACGCTGTTCGCGTTCATCGCGCATGCCGATGTCGAGGACGACTGGCTCGACGAGCGGACCTGGGCGAAGGCCAATCCGAACTGGAACGTCTCGATCAAGCCGGACGACATGCGCGCGCTCGCAACGAAGGCGCGCAACATGCCGTCGGCCGCGGCGACGTTCAAGCAGAAGCGCCTGAATCTCTGGGTGAACACCGCCGCCCCGTGGCTGTCGATCGACGGCTGGCGCGCCGGCCAGACAACCGGGGACCTCGAGCAGCTCCGCGGCCGGGCGTGCTGGGTGGGCGTCGACCTCGCGTCGAAGATTGACCTGGCGGCCGCCGCGTTCGTGTTTCCGCCGGCGAACCTGCGCCGCCGGCCACCGACCGAGGAGGACGCCGGCGAGGACGAGGCGGCGGCGGCGCCGGCGAAGGAACCGTGGCGCTACCTCGTGAAGTGTGTCACCCCGGCGGAGACACTCGTCGAGCGGGCCCGGCGCGATCGCGCGCCATATGAACAGTGGGTCGCTGACGGGCACCTCATCACCACACCGGGCAACCGGATCGATCAGGACGCGATCCTCAACGTCATCGTCACCACGGCGCGAGACCTGGGGCTCGAAGTCCGGCATGTCGGCGTCGACCCGTGGAATGCCGGGAACATCGAAAAGGACCTGCAGGAAGCCGGGTTCAACGTCGTCGAGGTGCCGCAGACCTTCGCGTACCTGAGCGCGCCGAGCAAAGAGTTCGAAGCCGAGGTCCTCGACGCGTGCGCCGATGCTGGCGGCAACCCGCTGATGGCGTGGATGGTCAGCAACGCCGTCGTGCAGCGCGACGGGAAAGACAACATCCAGCCGATCAAACGAAACAGCCGTGGCCGCATCGACGGCGTGGTCGCGGCGCTCATCGCGAAGGCGCTGGTGCTGCGCGCCCCGGACCAAGCGCCCTCGGTCTACCTGACGCGCGGCGTCCTCGACCTTGGAGATTTCGTATGACGCGTCGCGCCACAACGTTCGTGACCGAGAACGTGCGCGGCCTGCTCGTCCTCGCCGGCGCGTCCTGGCTCTACATCGGCCTCGCGGGATTCTCCGCGCACGCGGCCGACATGTTCGCAGGCGCGCTGCTGATGGGCATCGGCGCGTATCCGTACCTGCACCGGAAAGGCACACGCTGATGGACATCCTCGGGCGATTGCTCGGCGGCGACGATCTGTGGGCGGGCGTGCCCGGGCCCATGTCGGACTTTTGGTACGGCCCGGTCGGGTCCATGACGGACGCCGGCGTGCGCGTCGACGTCGAGACCGCGAAGAAGATCAGCGCCTGGTACCGCGGCCGCGACATCCTCGCGACCGTCCTCGCGATGCTGCCGCTGCCGCTCATGGAACGGCTGCCGAACGATGGGGGCTCGCAGCCGGCGACGCAGCATCCGTTGTACGACGTCCTGCACGACAAACCGAACGTCTGGCAGGACTCGTTCCAGTGGCGTCGCCAGCAGATGTATCACCTGATCGACTACGGGAACGGGATCAACCGCATTGTGTCCGGCGCTCGCGGCTTCGTCGACGAGCTCCATCCGGTGCATCCCACGCTCGTTGATCCGCCGCGGCAGCTGGCGAACGGCCGCCTCGTCTATGACATTCGCAATCCGAAGACGAGTCAGAAAGAGACGTTCACGCAGGATGAAATCTTTCACCTGCGCGGCGCCTCCGACGACGGCCTGTGGGGCAAGGGCATTCTCGAGTACGCGCGTCGCAGCCTCGGCACGGCGTCGGCGACGGAGAGCTACGCCGCCAATATTTTCTCGCGCGGCACCCTGAACGGCGGCGTGATCGAGAACCCCGGCATGCTCGACAAAGAGGCCGCGAAACGCATGGCGCAATCCTTCGTCACGGCCGCGAAGGACTGGCACATGCCGAAGGTGCTCGAGCAGGGCTCGAAATTCGTTCCGAACGAGATGACGCCCGAAGACGCGCAGATGTTGCTGTCGCGCAAGTACACCGTCGACGACATCGCGCGCTGGCTCGGGGTGCCGCGGTTGATGCTCGAGAACAGCGATCCGAGCTTCGGGAACGCCGAGCAGTTCACGCAGAACTTCATCGATTTCATGATGGGCCCTTGGCTGTCGCTCTGGGAATTCGCCATCCGCGATCAGCTGATCCTGGCGCCGCAGAAGTACTTCGCGCGCTTCACGCGCCAGGCGCTCGTCCGCGGGAATTTCAAGGACCGCATGGACGGGCTGCTCGCCGGCGTCAACGGCGGCATCTACACGGCCGACGAAGCGCGCGCGATCGAAGACCTGAACAAACGCGGTGGCAAGGCGGATGAACTCCGCGAGCCGCAGAACATTACCGGCAAGCCGCAGGCGCCCTCGTCGTCGTCGCCAGTGACGCCGCACGCACCGGCGAAACCGAGGCCCGCGCCCGCGGCCGCGCGCGCGGAGGCGATCGTCGTCGCCTCCGCCGCGCGGCTCCTGCGCAAGGAAGTCGCGGCGGTCCAGAAGCTCGCCGTGCGTCACGCCGCAGACGGCGACGCGTTCGCGGCCGCGGTCACCGAGTTCTATCTCGCGCACGCCGAGCTCGTCGAGCAGACGCTGGCGCTCTCTCGGCCCGAGGCGCACGTCTACTGTTCGCAACAGGCCGCGCAGATCCTCGGGGGCGACTGGATCGCGGCGCTCGAGCTGTGGAAAACCGATCACTACGCGACAGGGCTCGCCGCCTTGGCGCTCGACGAGGAGGCAGCCTAATGGCACGTCCGTTCCTATCGCCGCCGCCGGGCGGGCATCTGCTCGGCCAGCCGTGCACGCTGGCGAATCTCTCACTGCCGGTGAACGCCACGCTGACCTGTAACTGCGGCGCGTCCGACGACACGACGATGCACGTCGTGGCGAGTGCGCCGGTGCAATGTCCCGGCTGTCACAAGGTCTACGTCCTGTCGTTCAACCCAGCCAATGGGCAAGTCGCCGTTCAAATGGCCGACGTCGCCACAATCGAGGAGCCGTCATGAAGTATCTGCACATCGCCCGGTACGTGTCGTCGACGCTGTGGGCGATCACGCCAGAGAAGATGGCCGAGCTCCTCGAGGTGCTGGCCTTCCGCGCCGCCGGCCACACCTTCTCGGCCGAAGAAATTCGCGCGCGCATCGGTGACGGCGGCGGATCCGGTGGCGGTCCGTCGAAGCGCGGCGGCGTCGCGGTCATTCCCATCCGCGGCGTGATCGCGAACCGGATGGGCGGCATGGACGAGGGCAGCGGCGGCACGTCGGCCGAGCGCATTGCCGCGATGCTCGACCAGGTGGGCGCCGACGCCAGTATCGGCACCGTCGTGTACGACATCGACTCCCCGGGCGGCACGGTGCCTGGCATCCAGGAGCTCGCGGCGAAGATGTTCGCGCTGCGGAACGCAAAGACCCAGATCGCGCAGGTCAACAGCCTGGCGGCGAGCGCGGCGTACTGGCTCGCGAGTCAGTGCGACGAGATTGTCAGCGTGCCGAGCGGGACGGCGGGATCGATCGGCGTGTTCACGGCGCACAAGGACCTGTCGAAGGCGCTCGAGAACGAAGGCGTGAACGTGACGCTGATCTCGGCCGGGAAATACAAGGTCGAAGGGAATCCGTTCGAACCCCTCACCGAGGACGCGCAGGCGGTGCTGCAAGCGCGCGTCGACGAGGCGTATGGCCAGTTCGTGAAAGACGTGGCGCGCGGCCGCGGCGTGTCGCAGACGGCGGTTCGGGACGGGTACGGCCAGGGACGCGCGCTCGGGGCGAAGGATGCGCTCAAGGCGGGGCTCGTCGACGCGATCGGCACGCTCGAGGAGACGATGGGCCGAGTGATCGGCGGTCGATCATCGAAAGCGGGGACGCGCGCGTCCTCGGCGCGGCGCCTGCTGCTGTGAAACCGCGCGGGCGGCCGCGCGTCGGGGTCGAAGAACCGTCGGCCGACGTCCATCTGACGATGCCGGCGAGCCTCTACGACCGCGCGTACGCCGCCGCGTCGAAGGCGCAGATCTCGGTGCCGGAACTCATTCGCCGGACGCTGGCGGCGAATTTAGAAACCTAAAATCGACAGCCCGAACCGGCGGCTTCATCATAGGGCTACACGAGCAACGCGACTTCCTTTGAAGGCGCGTGTGAGTCGAGACCGTGGCGGCGATATCGCCGCGCGGCCGACACGCACGCGCCTTTTTTCGTTGGTGGGGTCGCGTGGCGCTGAGAGGACATATCCATGAGATTCACGACGCTGCCGTTCCTGATGGCGATGGTCATGGCCATCGCGCACATGCCGACGGACATCTACCAGATTTGCGCCTGGAACCACGGCACGGAACAGGTGGAGCCGTGGCGGACGACGATTTCAACGCTGCCGGCGGTGCAGCGGCTGGTGCTCGCGGCGACGCGCCTGCGCGCCTGGCTCGCTGAATTGACCGACGTCCCGCTGCTCGCCAGCGAAGTCGGCGCGGTCGGCAACATCAAGCAGCTCCTGCAGGACGAGGCCGACAACAAGGCCGCCATCCGCAAGGCGAAGAAGGAAGGCCGCGAGCTGAACGCGCTCGTCGAGCCCACGCCGGAGCAGACCACTCGCCTCAGTGCGGTGCTCGCCGAGCTCGACGCGCTCGAGGCGAAGCAGGACACCATCGACGCCGATCTGGCGCGCGCGCGGCGGCTCCAGGACGACGAGCGGACGGCGCCGTCGATGCCGGCGATTCAGCTCGGCGCCGATCACGCCACCGAAGCGCCGGTCACGCTTGGCCAGTTCCTCCAGGGCATCGCTTACACGATGACCGGCAAGGCCTCGCAGCTCTCGCCGGCGGTGCAGGCGGCCGTCTCCGGCGCCTCGTCCGGCGATCCGACGGCCGGTGGCTTCCTGGTGCGCGCGGACTGGAACACTTCACTGCTCGACAAGATGAAGGAAGAGGGCGTACTCGCCCCCCAGTGCCGCACGATTCCGATCGGCCCCGAGTCGGACGGGATCGAAGCGCCGTATGTGAACGAAACGAGCCGGGCGACCGGATCGCGATGGGGCGGCGTGCAGGTCTACCGCGCCGCGGAAGCGGCGTCGGTGACGGCGAGCAAGCCGACGCTCGGCAAGTTCGAGCTGCGCCTCGACGACTTGATGGGCCTGTTCTACGCGACCGATCGCCTGCTGCGCGATACGACGGCGCTCGAAGCGATCGCGATGGACGCGTTCCCGTCAGAGTTCGCCTTCAAGTTGGACGACGAAATTCTCCGCGGCGACGGCGCCGGCCAGTGCCTCGGCGTGCTGAATTCGCCCGCGCTGGTTACCGTGGCCAAAGAAAACGGGCAGACCGCCGCGACGATCAAGGCGGAGAACATCATCAAGATGTACGCGCGGATGCTCGCCAGCCGCGTGAGCACCGCCAAGTGGTACATCAACCAGGAGTGCCTGCCGCAGCTCCAGCAGATGTATGTCGCGATTGGCACGGCCGGGCAGCTGATTTATATGCCGCCGAACGGCCTCGTCGATGCGCCGTACGGCACGCTCCTCGGCCGACCGGTCGTCCCGATTGAACAGGCCTCCGGCCTCGGCACGGTGGGCGACATCCTGTTCCTCTCGCTCGCGCGCGACTATGTCCTCATCGACAAGCCGATGACCTCGGCATCGTCGGAACACGTGCGCTTCCTGTTCAACGAGAAGACGTTCAAGTGGGTGTACCCGATCATCGGCCGGCCGAAGCTGCAGGCCGCCATCACCCCGTACAAGGCAACGACCGCGACGACGCTGTCGCCGTTCGTGGCGTTGGCGGCTCGGTAATCGGGTTCTGGAACTGACACAAGGAGCGACGTCATGAGCCGTCCATTTTCTCTGCCGCTGGCCGTCCATCCGGTCCTGCTGCGCCACCACTCGACGACCAACGGCGGGTTCACCTCGTCGGTCGTCACGCTGAAGCAGGGGCTGAAGGCGTGGATCTACGTGTACCTGACGCAGGCCGTCGGGAATGCGACGCTGTTGACGCCGCGCCAGGCGACGACGATCGCCGCCGGGACCAACGCGGTCCTGCCGGCGGTGCCGATCTGGTCGAACGAGGACGTCGCCGCCAGCGACACGCTCGTCGCGCAGACGGCGGCGGCGAATTACACGGTCCTGAACGACGTCAAGCGAAAGGTCGTCGTCTTCGAGATCGACCCGGCCGTGCTGACCGACGGATACCCGTGCGTGTACCTCACGGTCAGCGATTCGACGCAGGCGACGAACTTCGCGACGGTCGTCGCGCACATCTACCAGGCGAACCAGGTGGCCACGCCGCCGAGCGCCATTCTCGACTGATTTCGGATCCGGACGAAGGAGCAGAGGACGCTATGCCGAATCTCAATCAGTCGCAGGTCGACGTGCTCGCTACCGATTTGTGGGGCGCGCGGGTCGACCGCGCGACCGCGGCGCTGCCGGCGACGACCCACTCGGCGATCTTCACCATCACCGGCGGCCGCGTGATCGTCAACATGATCCTCGGCGAAGTCACCGTCGCCGTGCAGGCGCAGGCGAACAACACGAAAGTGACGTCGTATCCGACCGTCGGATCGGCGGTCGACCTGTGCTCGGTCACGGACATCAACGGCCTCGAGGTCGGGGGCAAGCTGCTCGTGCCTGGCATCGCGGCCACGGCGCTGACGAAGGCGAACGCCGGCGCTGTGATCGCACCGGCCGGTTCGTTCGTGATCGCGATCGGCGCGATTCATCTCGATTGCGCCGCGACGAACACCGGCTCGATCAAGTGGACGTGCTTTTGGACGCCGTTCGATGACGGCGCGCTGCTGGTCGCGGCGTAGACGATTCGATTGAAGGAGTAGAGGCGCATCATGGCGAACGATTCACTCGAAGTCTACGGACGCAAAGTCGCAGCGGGCTCGGGATCGGCGACGCAGCCGGTCACGATCGACGAACTCCAGGCGCTCTTCAGCTCACAGAAGCTGCCGCCGTACACCGACCAGGTGCGACGCGGGACCTCGTGGGCGACCATGAGCACCGCGGCCGTCGCCGGTCTCGTCGTGCGGCCGACGACCACGGCCGCGTTCGAGATTTTCAACGGCTATCCGGGCGGCGGCAAGAGCCTGATCATCGATCGCGTCTTCTATTTCAACCTCGTCTCGACGAACGTGGTCGAAGGCTTCTCGGGCTGGGCGATGGTCACCAAGCCCAAGGCTGCGGTGACGAGCGGATCGTTCGCCGTCACCAGCAACCAGGGCCAGAAAACCTACGCGGGCCCGGTCATCGCCGCGGCGTCGACGACCGTCGTCGACAACGGCTGGTACCCGTGGACCAACGCGTACAACAAGGGTGCGGGCGGTGTCGTACCGTTCGGCGCCGTCATCGGCAACGTCGACGGCCGCCTCATCGTGCCGCCGCAGTGCTCGCTGTGCCTGCATGTCGTCTCCTCGCTCGTCGGCGAGACGTTCACGCAGGGCGCCTTCTGGTACGAAGAGCAGATCACGCTCGAGTAACCACGCCGGTTGATGCGACATGGCGTTGTTCCTCGTTGCCGCTCCGGCGACGGAGCCGCTCACGGTGGCCGAGGTCAAGGCCCATCTCCGGCTGGACTCCAGCGACGGTGAGCCGGCGCCGACGGCGCTGACGTGTGCGCTCGCCGGCGCGGGCGCGGGGAACGTCGACAACGGCGCGCATCGGTACCTGGCCACGTTTGTCACCGCCGACGGCGAGACCGACGCCGGCGCGATCTCCGCGGCCGTCAGCGTCGCGGACAAAACGGTCAACGGAAAAGTGGTGCTGACGATTCCGGTCGGCGGCAGCGCCGTCACGACCGTGAATCTCTATCGCACCGCCGCCGGCGGGTCGACGTACCTGAAACTCGATCACGTCGTCAACGGCGTCACGACCTACACCGACAACATCGCGGACAGCGCCCTCGGCGTGCAGGCGCCGACCACCAACACGACGGCCGATCCGCAGCTCGTCGCGTGGATCGCCGCGGCGCGGCAAACCGTCGAGACGTTCACGCATCGCGCGCTGATCACCCAGACGTGGGATCTGAAGCTCGATACCTTTCCGGACTGGTCCAGGTCCGACTCGCCCTGGGCGCCACTGGTGCTGCCGAAGCCGCCCGTGCAGTCGATCACCAGCATCAGCTACATCGACACGAATGGCGCGACACAGACGTGGACGGCGTCCCTGTATGACACCGACCTGCCGGTGGGCGACTACGCCGCGCCGGCGCGCGTCGTGCCGGCGTACCAACAGATTTACCCGGTGACGCGCGAGGTACCGAACGCGGTCACTGTGCGCTTCGTCGCCGGCTACGGTGGGGCATCGGCGGTGCCCTTTGCCCTCAAGGCGGCGATGAAGCTCCTGATCGGCAACTGGTGGATGAACCGGGAGGCGGCCGCGATCATCCGCGCGTCGGCCGACGTGTTGCCGTTCGGCGTCGAGGCGCTGCTCTGGCCGTTCAAGGCGTTCTGATGGCGACGGGCTTCACCGGCACCATCGGCGAGAAACGCGAGCGCGTGCGGATTGAACAGCCCGTGCTGACGTCCGACGGGCAGGGCGGCCACACGCAATCGTGGGCGCTGCTGAAAGTTGTGAACGCGGAGATCGTGCCGCTCGGGTATCGCGACGCGCTGCGCGCGGCGCAGATCACGTCGGAGCTCGCGCTGGCCATCACGATCTGGTGGACGCAGCCGGCCCGCCTCGACAGCACGCGCGGGATCTCGGTGAAGGACCGCGTCCGTTGGGGCAGCCGAACGTTGCAGGTTGAGAGCGTGCAGAACCCTGACGGCCGACGCGTCGAGCTGCGCCTGCTCTGTTCCGAGGTGCAGGCGTGACGAGCTACTCGGCGCTCTCGCCGGTCTCGGCCGCGATCTATGGGCAGCTGAACGTCGCCGCGCTGACGACGCTCGCGCCAGGTGGCATTTGTGACGACGTCGCGCAGAACACCGGCTACCCGTTCGTGTTCTACGAGGTGAGCGAGCAGCCCCGCGGCGGCTTCGGCACGGAGGCCGGCACGGACCTCCTCGAAATCGACCTCACCGTGCATGTTTACAGCCAGTACGAGGGGCTCCTCGAGGCGCAGACGGTAATGGCCAAGGTGATCGAGCGGCTTCGGGATCCGATCACGGTGACGGGCATGGCGAACTGGGCCGTCTTCCATGACGCGACGATCCCGGTGGGCGACGAACTGATCGCCGGCGTGAAGGTGAAGGAGCTCGTCGCGAAGTTCCGGCTCTACGTCGAGGAAACGGACACGACGGTCACCGGCACGGGCGCCTCGAATTTCATTGACGGCGGTTGGACGCAGTGAGCCTGAACCACGCCTTCGTCTCGCCGAAGCCAGACGGCGCCGATGTGACGCTGCTGCGCCCGTCGAACTGGAACGCCGATCACGTGTTCTCGGGCGGCGTCGCCGGCAACCTGTTGGTACGCGACACCGGCCCATCGGGCGGCACGTCCTGGTCCGACGGCATGCTCTGGCGCGCGAAGGGGCTGTTTATCAAGGGACCGTCAGGCCCGAGTCTGATTCTCCAGTCCGGGAGCGTCGTCGAGAGCAACAGCCAATCGCCACTCGTGATCGGCCGCGGCGCCGACGGCACCGTCTGCACGACGTTCATCGACGCCTTCGGTGGCATCAACACGGTTGCCGCGATCCGGCTGCTCGGTAACTTCTCGAACATGGGCAGCATCGCGTCCGACGGAACGTTCACGCCGGTCAGCACCGCCGGCAGTGGCATCAGCAGCATGATCGACTGCCTGTCGGATACGACCGTCGGGATCGTGGTCAAGACGGCGCCAGGCGGGACCTTTTACGCCGCGCAGTTCCTCGACTCGACCGGGAAGTTCGTCCACAGCATCAAGGAGGACGGCACCCTGAGCTGGGGCGCGGGTGTCGATCACGCCTCCGAAGATACGACGCTCGGCCGCATCGCCGCCGGGAAGCTGCAGCTCGGTGGCGGCAGCGCGCAGATGCTGCTCTTCGGCGGGTCCGGGTCGAGTAACGCCGCCATCAAAGGCAGCGGCACGACGATTTCGATCCGACGGAGCGACGACGCCGCCTACGCAGAACTCGACGTCGCGACGATTCACCCCGCTTCCGGCATCGACTTCCGCCTGAAACAGAACGCGGTCGACGCGTTCACATCGATCGACAGCGGGGCCGTGGTCAACACGCTGTACCTCCACGGCGGCAAGGTCGGCATTCAGACAGATCCCGTCGCGCGCTTTCACGTCAACGACGGCAGCGCGAACTTCATCGCGTCGAACAATTCGTTCGGCAACGATTGGATCGTCCTCACGAACGACATCAACCTGGCATCGTCGAAGTACTTCCTGGCGGAGAGCGCGTCGGCCGGCACGCTGCTCAATGCGCGTTCTGGTCTGATCCTCTCATTCAAGATCGGCAACGCCGAGAAGTGGCAGATCGACGCCAACGGCCTCTTCAAGCCGTCATCGACGAACACGATCGTCGCGAAGACGAAAGCCGGTACGCCGGTCGATGGCGACTTCGCTGGCGTGGCCGACGGCATGGTCGTCGTCGACACGACGGCGAACAAGATCTGGGTGCGCACCGGCAGCGCCTGGAAAGGCGTGGCGGTGGCGTAATGGCGAACACAATCGAGCATCACCTGAAGTTAATCGCTGGCGACTTGTTGATCACGCTCGCAAAGCTCTCCGCTGAGAACGAGGCGCTGCGCGAGAACCAGCGGCCGCCGCGGAAGCCGAAGCCGGACGCGAAGCCGTGACGAGCCAGCAGCAGACCGCGGGGCTCGTCGACGCGAGCGGGAAGCCGGCGCGCCGGCCCGAATCGAAGATCTGTCCGCGCTGCGCGGCGGGACCCGAGCGCCGCGTCCTGTCGGGCGGATTCGGCGCCGTGCACGACGTCTGCGGCGCGTGCGGTCACGATTTCGAGGAACGGACGCTATGAACGGGCAGCACTACGTGGCGCTCGTGCGCTTGTCGAATAAAGACGACGAGACGTTGGCCGACGTCGGCGAGCGCTGCCATCGCGTGCCGGCGTCGAGCCTGCCATGGCTGCTCGAGACGGGGCGGATTGAATTCTTTACCTCGGCGCGCGCGTTGGCGGCGTCGGGCTGGGCGGATTTCGAGTGCCCGGAGGGCGAAGCATAAATGGCCGGCAAAGTCGGATCAGCGTCCTTCAGCGTGCTGCTCATCGACGGATACAACCTGCTCGCCGCGAAAGTGCAGGGCATCACGCACAAGGTCGAATCGATCCTGCACAGGACCGATGGGCTCGGCGATGGGACCGAGGCGCAGGGCCCCACGGGGGTGTCGAAGGCCACGTTGACGCAGACGGGCGCCTTCTTCGACGACTCGGTGAACGGAATGCACGCGCTCCTCAGCGCGGCCGCCAGCGGCACCGTCAGCCGGCTCGTGGCGTACGCGTTCGCCGGCAACATCATCGGCAAGCCATTCGTCGGGGCACAGGGCCTCTACGCGCAGACCTACGAGGTGCTCGGCAAGAGCCCGGCGCTCACGAACGCGAACGTCACCTATACGGCGTCGGGCCAGGTGGACCGCGGCGTGATTCTGCAGAACCAGACCGCGCGCACCGCCACCTTCTCGACGAAGACGGACGGCGCCTCGGTCGACTACACGCTCAACGCGTCGCAGCGCGCGTTTCCGATCGCGTCGATCAGCACCGCGAATCCCGGCGTCGTCACGACGTCGGTGCCGCATGGGCTGACGACCGGACAGAAGGTCCTGATCTCGGGCACGACGACGACGCCGTCGGTCAACGCGGAACAGACCGTGACCGTGCTGACGACGACGACGTTTTCGATTCCGGTGAACGTGACGAGCGGCCAGGCCGGCGCCGGCGGCCAGTTCGTGCTGTCGAACACGGTCAATGGCGGCGTCGGCTACCTTGAGGTGAGCGACTACTCCGGCTTCACGAACGTCGTCGTGAAGATCCGGTCGTCGGCCGACGACACCACGTACGCCGACCTGATCACGTTCACGACGGTGACCGCGGCGCCGACGGCCGAGCGGCTGACTGTCGCCGGCACCGTCGACCGGTACCTGTGCGTCACCGGGACGGTGACCGGCGCCGGCAGCATCACGCCGTTCGTCGGGTTCGCGCGGAACTGACGATGGTGACGCCGCAGCAGCTCGTCGAAGGCCTGCAGCACGCCACCGAGCTCGAGCAGCGCGCGCGGGCGCATTTCGAAGCGCACAGGGAGGACCTCCCGGAGCGCGACGCATCGCTCGTCGTGCTCCGGCACGCGACGGCGCTGAAACGATCGTTCGAGCAGTGGATCGCCGCGCGCGCGTTGCGCGCGGCATTGATGAAGTAACAGCGGATTTCGTTCGGAAGCTCAGAACGCCCGCCTCGCCCCGCAGCCCCGTCAGGCTGCCGCGCCTGGCCGCCGTGATGCGCCCAATGCCCATAGCGGCAGGAGGCAGACATGGCGGCAGGCAAGCACGGGTCAGCAGAAATCACGATCGCGTACGACGACGCCCCAGGCGGGACGCTCCGCACCATCACAGCGTTCGTGTTGACGATGGGCGCGGTGAAGCTCGCCTCGAACATGCAGGCGAACACGCCGTTCGGCGCGACGGTCGAAGGGATGCTGCCGACCGGCGTCAGCAAGATCGACCAGATCACCATTCACGGGTACTGGGACGACACCGCGGTCACCGGGCCGCACGTCGTCTTCATCGCGCCCGACACGTCGCCGCAGGCCTCGACGCGGACGCTGCAGATCGTGTTCGGCAACGCGAGGACGTGGACGTCCGAGGGCTACCTCGTGAGCTACGCCGTGCTCGGCAAGAACGGCAACCTGACCGAGTTCGACGCGGTGCTGCAGCAGAACTCCGGCGCCTGGTCGTAACCGAACCGGCGCCGCAGGGCACCAGCAGAGACACGCGCCGGCCGGCTGCGCACGCGCAGCTCGCCGGCCCTTTTTCGCCTGGAGACGTTCGATGTCGATTTTCGCGAGCCAGACGCAGGACACGGTCGCGCTGCCGTTCGATCCGCCGCACACCGTCACGATTCAGAAGCTCTCGGGCAAAGACCTCGAGGCCGCGCAGTTCGTGCACATGACGGGCGTGGCGACCGGCCGCGGCCGCAACTGGGCGACGACGTTCAGGCGGCTGGCCGCCGCCGGCGTCGCGACGAATGCCGACGCGCAGAAGGTGCTCAGCGATCCGTTGAGCGGCTACGACCGGCTGACCCTCGCGAAGGCGGGCGTGAAGGCTTGGACGTACGCAGAGGAGGTGACGCCGGCGGCGATCGACGACCTCGTCGAGGAGGCGCTCGAGTTCTTCGCCACGGCCGTTCTGAAGCTGACGAAGCCGGCGCTGTTTCAGACCGACGAGGAACGAGAGGCGGCGCGAAAAAACGGCTGACGCTCCTGCACCGCGCGCTCGATGGGCAGGGGCCGCAACCGTTTGAACATTTCATCGGGCGGCTCTGTGAGGAATTCCAGTGCTTGCCGTCAGAGGCGTGGGCCGAGTGGCTCCGGCTGCCGGCGGGGTTCCTCGAGCAGATCGTGGAATACCGGCGCTACGCGGACATGAAGTTCGCTGTCGACAGGGCGACGACGCCGACTGAACGCGCGCGCATCCGCGCGACGCCGATGGGCGAGCTCGCGGAACGCATCTACCTGGAACTCGCAGGCGAGGAGATCAGTGGCTGACGGAATCACGATCGAAGTCGACGCGGCCGGGCTGATCGACGCGTTCGAGTCGCTGCCGGCCACGATCCGCACGCTCACGCGCGGTGCGGCCGAAGTCACCGCGCAGAACATCGCGCGTGAGGCGCGGGCGCGTGTGCCACGGCGCCACGGGAAGCTCACGGCCGCGCAGCAGGGCCGACCGCCACTCGAGGACCTGATCGACGTGTTGCCGATGCGGAACGGGACCGGCTACGTCGTCATCGTCCAAGAGGTCGACCCGGAGGCGATGTTCCTGCCCTGGCAGCTGGAGTACGGCACGCAGCACATGGCCCAGCGGAAGTTCTTTTTCCCGTCGGCGCGGCTCGAGCGTGGGGCCCACGAACGCCGCATGAACGATGCGTTGTCCCAGGCGATCGAGATCGCCAGCGCGATTGGAGCGAAGTAGGTGGCTGGCGATCCACAGATGTACGTGAAGGTCGCGGCGAACATCGAGCAGCTGAAAGCCTCGATGGCCGAAGCGCGCGCCGAGATCGCCAAGGTTGGGGAATCCGGCAAGAGCAGCCTTGACGGGTTCAGCGATCGGCTCGAGCACCTGGGTGAGCGCGTCGCCGAGTACTTCGCGTTGCGCGAGGTGGCCCATTTCGTCGAAGGCCTCCTGGAGGGCGCGCACGCGCTCGAGATTCTGAGCCAGCAAACCGACATCAGCGTGGAGGAGCTGCAGGTCCTCGGCGCCGCGACCGCCGAATTCGGGATCGACACCGAAAAGCTTGGCACGCTCATCTTTCAGCTCAGTCGACGGATCGCCGGCGGCGACGAGTCCGCCGCGGCGGCGCTCCACATGATGGGCATGAGCATGGACGAGGTGAAAGGGCTCCAGGGCGAAGAGCTCTTTCTGACGATCGCGCGCGGCCTGAACACCCTCGAGGGCAACGCGCGAGATCTCGCGGCAACGGATCTCTTTGGCGGCCGCGCCGGGAAACAGGTCCTCGCCTTCTCGAAGGACGTCGACGGCGCGATGGAAGCCGTCCGCGGGTCGGTCTCGCTGGCCAGCGAGGAATCGGTGAAAAACCTCGCCGCGATGGAAGTCCAGATCACGCGGATGCAGACCAGTTTTCATAACTGGGCCACCGAGGTGCTCGGCGAAGTCGCGCAGGGGTTCAACGTTCTCAAAGATGCGAATACGCAAGGCGCGAGCAAATGGGAAATCTTCGTCGCGATGGTGAAAGACGCGGCTGAGAGCACGCTCCCTGGCGTCGGCGCGAGCACGAGGAATCTGACCCAGCTGCTGCTCGACCACAACGTCGTGGCGAAGGACTCCGCGGACGCGACGGCGCACGCGAGCGCGGCCCACAAGGAAGCGGCCGTCGCGCTCGACGCGCACGCGCAGGCCGAGAAGTTCATGGCCGCGCTCATCCTCGACAACGCGAAACCGATCCTCGACTGGCAGCGCCAGGACCTCGACCAGCTCCGGGAGATGGGCGCGCTGACGGCGAAGAATGCGGAAGCCATCGGCGTGAACGCCGCCCAGCTCAAAGTCTACGAACAGGGTGTGAAGGCCTCCGCCGAAGCGACGAAGCAGTGGAACGAGATCGTCGCGAAGATGGACAAGGAAACCTTCACGCTGGCGATGGAGCACGAAAAACAGTGGCGGAAGGAGCAGCAGGACCGGCTGAAGCTCACCAACGAGGCCATCCTCGCGGAGTTCGACGCGCAGCGAACACTGAACGCCGAATGGGGCCTGAATGCCGCGGGCGCGATTCAGATCCAAACGTCGGCGCTTGACGTCTTGAATCAAAAACTCACTGTGCTGCACGCGTCGAGATTGGAAGGCATCTCCCAGGAGAAGCAAGAACAAGTCCTCATGGACGAATACACGCAGGCATTGCTCGCCGAGGCGCAGGCGCAGGATGCGGAGAATGCCGCATTGGCCGCAGTGCCGCCGCTCGTGAACGCCGCCAACTCGACGGTCAAGCAGTTCACGGGCACGCTGGCCCTGGGGATCACGAACATCGACGCGTTCAACAAGGCGCTCAGTGAGTTCTACGATCAGTTCGCCGGCAGCAACGTCGGAACGCCGGAAGTGGCGGGCGCGAACGTCCCCGTCATCCTCTCGAACGGCGGGCGGCGCACGATTCAACCCCGCGCGAGCGGCGGTCCCGTCGACGCCGGCAGCACCTACATCGTCGGTGAGCGCGGCCCCGAGACCCTGGTGATGGGGAACGCGAACGGGTTCATCGTCCCGAACGGCGCCGGCAGCGCCGGCAGCGCCGGCGCGACACAAATCATTCAACTCGTTGTTGACGGCCGCGTCCTCGCGGCGGTCGTGAACGACCACATCACGCGCACCATGCGCCAGAGCCGGCAGTTCCCGGTCTCGTAAAAGGAAGATCACGATGAGTCTCGGTTATCGCAAAACGCTAGTGAGTGCACAGGGCGACGGGCCGACCTTGACCGCGGCAGCGGCGGCAACGTGCCTGCCCGGCCAGGCGAAGGTGCTGATCCCGGGCGGCGCCTTCGATGCGCCCGGGAAGATGCTCCTGATCAAGGCCTCCGGCCGCATCAGCTCGGTCATCACGACGCCGGGCACCGCGCGCTTCGACGTGCGCCTCGGCGGCACGGTGATGTTCGATAGTCTCGCGATCCTGCTCGATTCGGTCGCCGCGCACACGACCGTCGGCTGGACGCTCGACCTCCAGTTGACGATGCGCACCTCTGGAACGGCCGCGACGTTCTGGGGTCAAGGGACGTGGACGTCTGAAGACATCCTCGGCGTACCCGCGACAGCACCCAAGGGCGTGCTCTCCGCGATCTTGCCGTGGAACTCGGCCCCGGCCGTCAGCAGCAACACCTTCGACGCGACGGCCGCGAACACGCTCGACCTGTTCTTCACCCAGACCGTGGCGACGGGCAGCCTGACCCTGCACCAGTACATGGCCGAGATCGTCTCGTTCGAATAATGCCGGGCGCACCCTTCGCAGCTCCGTGGCGGAAACGCCGGCCCGCGCTGCCCGCGGTCACTCCGATCGCGCCGGCGGCCCCGGACGTACCGAGTTCGCCGAGTCCGGCGGACACAGCGACGGCGTACTACACGCTGCTGTCGTGGGTGTCAGCGCGCGCGACGAAATTCGACATCTATCTCGACACCGTCAACCCGCCCGTCACGATCGTCGTGCCGAAATACAACACGACCTCGTACGTGCCGACGCTCGCGGCGAATACGACCTACTACTGGAAGATCGTCGCCTTCAATGATGGCGGATCGGCCACGGGGCCGGTCTGGTCCTTCACGACGCCGGCCGCGACGGCGATCCTCTTCTCGCTGGCGGGTACGATTGTCACGTCGAACGCGCGGTTCGGCACGCTGTCCATCTCGGATGTGCTCGGCCCGTCGCCGAACACTGGCCGCGTCCTGTTCGACACGCCTCCGACCGCGGGCGCCGCGGTCGCGATCGGCCTCGGCACTCTTGACAAGGCCAAGTTGATCTTCGGCGGGGAAGTGCAGGCCGTCGATCAGACCTACGTGGGTACGCCGGCGGCGAGCACGCTCTATCCGGCGACGCTCATCGATTACACATTCCAGATCAACAAGCGCCGCCCTTTCGGGACATGGACGACCACCTCGGCGTCAACGATCGCGCGCTACCTCGTCGCGGTGTTCGCGCCGGGCTTCACCGCGACGCATGTGCAGGACGGCCTGCCGGCCGTGTCGATCACCTTCGACGGGTCACAGGATTTCATGACCTGTCTGCGAGCCCTCGCCGCGGCCATTAGCGACAGCACGAACACCGGCAAGACGAAAGTCGACTACGCGCAAGACGTGTGGCTCTATCTCACGTATACCGGCGAGCAGCCTGATCCGATCGACAACGCGCATCCACCGCTCAATTTCCCGTCGCCGATTACGTTCAGCGTCGATCACTCGCAGGTTCGGACACGGTGCTACGGCAAGGGCCACGGCGAGCTGCTCCTTGCGGATGTCGGCGTGGGCGAAACGATCCTGCCGATCGCGGACGCCTCGATGTTCAACCCGGCGGGCGGACAGGCGATCGCGGGGACGATCGCGGGCGGCGCGCAGACCCAACGACTCACCTATGACGGCGTGCAGCTCGGGGGCAGTGGGTCACTGGTCGGCCCTGGCGCGTCGCCGAGCACGGCGCTAGTCGCGACGATCGCGGCCGGCACGGGGATCGACGTAGGCACGCATCAGTGGGCCTACACCGATGTCACCGCCGCCGGGGAATCGTTGCCGAGCCCGTTGGCGACGAAGGTCGTCGCGTCGACGCTGCCCACGCCGCCGAGCATGGGCGGGAACACGAACACGGCGGGCGATGTCGGCTTGGGGGTCGGCGGTTACCTCTGGGCCGTGACGCACGTCAACGCGGCCGGCGAAACCCTGCCGAGCGCGACGTGCTTTCTCGCGACCGATCAACAGGTGGCCGATCCGGCCGCGCCGACCAACGTGACGAAGGACGCCGGATTCCCGACATGGGGGGGAACCACCATCAATCTTGAATTCGCCGTGCTGTTTCGCAACAGCGATGGATCGTTGCACACTGCGATCAGTTCAGCATTCACGATTACGCTGCACACGGGCGATCCGGGCGGCGGTCACGTCTCAGGCGCGTTTTCATCGGATTCGCGCGTCGCGTACGTGGACGTCTATCGGCGCGATCCCGCGCAGGGCGCGGCCTGGTACCACGACACACATGTCGCGTCGACCCCGAACGTGCCGGGATCGAACTACAGCATCTTGTGGAGCATCCAGGACGGCACGTTCGTCGGGGCGGCGCCGACGTCGAATTGGGTGTTTCGCCGCCCGCAGCTCCAGTCGATTCCGATCGGCGGCGCGAGCACCACGGCGCGCAAGATCTACCGCACCGTCGTCAACGGGTCGCAGCTGAAACTCTCGTTCACGATCAACGACAACACGACGACGTCCGCCTTCGACTCGACGACCGACGCGAACCTCGGCGCGAACGCGCCCACGTCGAACACCGCGACCACGGCGCAGGTGGCGCTCTCGGGGATTGCCGCGGGACCGGCCACGACGACGCAGCGGAAGGTCTATCGCACGGCGGCGAACGCGGCGCAATTGAAACTGTTGACGACGCTCGCGGACAACACGACGACGACGTTCACGGATTCGACCGCCGATAGCGCCCTCGGCGCGAATGCGCCCTCGAGCGACACGTCGGGGTTGCCCCAGCCGACCGGCCAGATCCTGGCCGGCTCCACGGCGATCACGACCTCGAGCGCGGCGCCCTTCGCGGCCAACGGCGGCTGGGCGATCATCGGCCAGAACGTCATTCGCTACACCGGGATCGCGACCAACACGTTGACAGGCGTGCCGGCCAGCGGCGTGGGGGCGCTCCTGACCTCGGTGGTCTCAGGCGCGCAAATCCTGGCGGCGCCGGCGCTGACGAACATCAATAGCGCCAACGGCGTCCCACTGGCGCTCGCGAAGGGCTCGAAGGTGAACATCTGGGTGCAGCGCGACGACCTGGCCGCGCAAGCGGCACTCGGCGCGCTCGAACTCGACGCCAACGGCCAGCCGACCGACGGCATCCGCGAATACACGATCACCGACGAGCGCAGCACCGAAGCCACCATGAAGGCGCTCTGTGACGCGGACCTCGCGATCTTTAGTCGCCCGATCGTGTCCGCGGTCTATCACACGCGCGATCCAAAGTCGAAGAGCGGCCGCACCGTCTCGATCAACCTGACGAGCGGCGGCACGACCTGGGCCCGCAGCGGCGACTTCACCATTCAGCACGTCGAGCTTTCCTTCGATGGGCCGGCGCTGAATCCGCGGTATGCCGTAACGGCGACGTCCGTCGCGTTCACGTTGAGCGATTTACTGCGCCACGTGGCGCTGACGGGCTGAAGAAGGCTTCGAAGTAATCCGATCCGTTCGTAGCTCAGAACGCCCGCCGCGCCCCACAGCCTCGAACCGCTGTCGCGCCTGGCCGCCGTGATGGCTCAGTGCCCAGACGGGCAGGAGACTGACATGGCGGCGCCGACGATCACCCGCACGGCTATCACCGGCACGACGCCCTACGGACGCGAGATCGCCGCGGCCGCGGCGGCGCACCAGCTCTCGCCGGAGCTGCTCGAGGCGCAGGTCGTCGTCGAGTCCAGCGGCCACGCGGACGCCTTTCGGTTCGAGCCCGGGATCCTCGCGCAGCTGCAGGCTGGCCAACTAAAGCCGAAGCGCCTGCCCGCGAATCCCGTCGACCGCCGCATCGCCTCGAGCTACGGACTGCTGCAGATCCTGTACGTCACCGCATGCGACTACGGCTTCGCCGGCGAGCCCGAAGAACTCTTCGTGCCGGCCATCGGCCTCGACTACGGCGCTCGACACCTCGCGACGTTGCTCGCCTGGGCGCACGGCGATTACGCGCAGGCCTTCGCGGTCTACAACGGCGGACACGGCGGCAATGGGTCGCCGCCGTTTCGGAACCAGGCGTATGCGGACCGCGTGTTCGCTGCGCGCGATCACCTCGGAGCGGGTCATGACGATCGATCGTGAGGAATTTCTCTATCACATGGGGCTGCTACGCGACGACGTGAAGGGCGTGAAGACAAGCGTCGACTCGCAGAGCGTGCGGATCGCGCAGCACGACACCGATATCGCGCTCCTCCAGGAGCAGGCGAACGCGTCGAGGGCGGCTTCACGCGAGACGCGCCGCTCGTTCGACGGGATTCTTGGCGGCGTGATCGGTGCGGTCGCGACGGTCGTCGGCGAGTGGCTGATGAGACGCGCGCATGGCTCATAGGCGCGGTCTTCACGCGAACGCCCGCGAGGGGTTCTTGCTGACGCCGCCGCGGCTCGCGTGGCGCGGCGAGCAGCACTACATCGACGACGTGCCCGTCAGCGAACGCGTCTGGCTGCTGGCGTACGGCAACGACCTGGCCGCGGCGCGCGCCGCCTGGCTCGAGGACTGTGAGGCGGCCGCGGCCGCGGGAGCAACGATATGAGATTTGTCACGAAAGCCGTGTGGGCCGTCCTGGTGCTCGCGATCGCGGCGCCGACCCACGCGCAAGACGCCGTCGACCTGTCCTCGTGCGTCCAGACGCCCGGCGGCGTCGACGCCTGGGCGCGCACGGCGACCATCACCCACCTCGAGCTCTCGAGCGCCGGGTTTCACATCGACTTCGACAAGCAGGCGAGCTGGCCCGACGTCACGCCGCCTGGATGGGACGGGCCGATCCGGTGGACGGTCTGGCTCGGCGCGCAGGTCGACGGGCGCTGCCACCTCGCGGCGAGCCTCAACGTCTGGAACCGCTCCGACAGCTACGGCGGGCCGGTCGACGAGGCCTGGCACTGGCCAAAGGATCTCTGGTACCTCGACCACGCGCTGCAGGCGCACACGCCGGCCGCCGGCGAGACGGTCTACCTGATGGTGACAGCCGGCGCCGAGCGCGGCCTCTCTGCGTTCAAGGTCGCCGAGCGGTCGCAGCTGATCGCGATTCCGTTCGGCGCCGGCTCGTGGTCGTTCACGCCGTCGCTGCCGCCGGCGCCGCCGCCTGTCGTGATACCGCCCGTGGTATCGCCGCCGCCTCCCGTCGTCGTCCCGCCGGTTGTCCCGCCCGCGCCGCTGCCGAGCGTCATCACGTGTCCTGACACGTCATTACTCGAGGCCAAGGTCGACGCGGTGGGAAAGGACGTCCGCGAGCTGCGCGCCGAAGTCGAGTCCGCCTGGAAGCAGTACGTGATGCCCGCGCTCAAGTACGGCGCCGCGATCGCCGCCGGCTTCATCGCGAAGGGGAAGCTGTGAAGGCGCTCGCGATTGTCTTCCTGCTGCTCGTCCCGACGGTCGCTCATGCGCAGGCGACGCGGTTCGATCCGAATTTGGCGCTGCCGACGCTCGCTGAGCGCCACGCCGCCGACATCGCGAGCTGGGCGACGGTGACGACGTCGATCGCGCTCGATGCCGTGAGCACGTGGACGACGCACTGCGAGGCCACGTGGGACGAGTGTGAAGGCGCGCTCGTCAACGCGGGCCTTCGTGTCGGGGTCACGTTCGGCGCCGCGCAGCTCGTCAAGGTCGTCGCGCATCGAGTGCGACCGTGCGCGCCGGCGTGCGGCATCGATGCGCCGGACACCAGCTTCTACTCGCTGCACACCGCGTTCGCCGCGGAGGCGATCGGTGGGCCGCGGCTCGCGATCGCGCTGCCGCTGGCGATCGGCACGGGCGGGCTCCGGATCGCGGCCGGCAAGCACTACCTCACCGACACGATCGTCGGCGCCCTGGCCGGCGCACTCGCGGGGCGCATCCGATGATGCTCGCGATACTGGCGATCCTCGTCGTTGGTCCCGTCGTTCCGGATCCGCAGCTGACGCCCGGCGTCGCGCGGCCGATGACAACCGCGCAAGTGTGCTCGACCAAGTGGGGCAAGGACCGACGCCACGTCACCGTCGCGATGAGGAAGCAGGTCTTCGCGCGGTACCGCGTGCCGTACGCGAAGCATGCGCTCTACGAAGTCGACCACGACATCTCGCGCGAGCTCGGCGGCGCCGACGACATCGACAACCTGTGGCCGCAGCCATGGACCGGTGGCTACAACGCCCACATGAAGGACCGTCTCGAGAACCGTCTGCATCGCGAGGTCTGCGCCGGCACGCTGTCGCTCGAGCGCGCGCAGCAGGCGATCCGCGGCGACTGGCGCGTCGCCTTTCGCCGGTATTTCGGAGACCCGCGATGACGACGAACCTGCACCACGGCGATCGCTTCAGCGGCCTCGCCAGAACCGAGGACCTCGAGGACGGCATTCACGCGCGGCTGCTCGAGCCGCTGGCGTACACGACGAAAGACGGCTGGCGAATCACCGTGCCGGCGGGCTTCGTGACTGACTTCGCGTCGATTCCGCGGCTGCTGTATGTTCTCATTCCCCCGCGCGGCCGCTACAACCGGCCGGCGATCGTGCACGACTTCCTGTACCACTACGCGCCGATCGATCCGATGACGGGAAAGCCGTGCACGCAGGCGCGGGCCGATTCGATCATTCGAGAGGCCTGCGAGGACGTCGACGACCGCCTCACCCAGCGCTGGGCGATCTATCTCGGGTTGCGCGTCGGCGGCTTCATGGCGTGGCACGAGTACCGCGCGAAGAACGATCAGCTGGAGACGCGGGCGGCCTAACGCGGACCTTCCTGCAGGATAATCGGCGGCCAGGGGGTGTGTATGGAGTGGAACGCCGATCAGTTCGTCGACACCATCAAGACCGAGCTCGACCACGGCACGAAGTACTTCTCGACGCGCGGCAACCAGCAGCTCGCGAACGTCCAGGCCGTGGCGCGCGAGCTGAAGGAATCGGGCCGCGTGATCGTCGAGCCCCACGTGCCGCGCGAGCAGCTCGACAAGGTGATCGGCACGATGGACACGACCGCGACGACGTCCGGTCGCTGACGCGGACGAGGGTAGAGAACGAATCGGCGAGCCGCTTCTGTTCGAACACGGCTCGCCGACCGAACGCGTTCGGTTACTTCGTCTTGATGTGCTGCTTCTCCCAGGTATTGGCCGGTTTCCGATCAGCAGTTTTCTTGCTGATGAACTGACCATTCCCGGAGTCGCGGCGCACAGTCTTGGTGGCCATGGACGACCTCGTTCGTTGGTGAGCTGCCACCTTCAAGCCTTGACCACCGACGCGGGAGGCGCCACAATCGCTGCTGTAGGGGCAAGCGGGGGTTCGGCTTCGGCCGGGCAGCTGTTTGACCGTCGTGTCGGCGGATCCTGCTGCACAGGCAGGACCGCCGATCCGTCTTCAACGCGATCGCAGCGGCACGACGTTGGTGTCGTCCTCGCGGCGTCGCGTGTGATTCACAATCCATCCGAAAAATTCGTCCTGTCCAACGACGCCGCGCGCCACGTCTTCGAACATCGTGGCGATGGCATCCTCGTCCTCGACAAGCGCATGGCCGTTGACGTCGAGAAACGTAGTCATCGCGAGCAGGGCGGTGCGTTTATTGCCATCCACGAATGGATGGTTCGCGATCAGAAAGAACGCGTAGGCCGCCGCCTTCTCAGCCACTGTCGGATAGAACTCGGTCGATCCGTATCCTTGCTGCGGCTGGAACACGGCCGACGCCAACAGGTGCTCCGAGCGCACGCCGCTGGCGCCGCCGAGTTCAAGAATCATCGTGTGAAATTCAAGGACTTCATCGACCGTGAGATAGATCAGACCCATCGATTACCTCGCCAAACGCTCCAGTGACTTGCGGTGTTTCGTCATCATGCGGCGCGCCGACGCGCGCGCCTCGTCTTTCGTTGCGTACCGATGCGGTTCAATCACGATGCGATCGCCTTCCAGCGAGATCTCGACCTCTGCGTTCGGATCGTCGAGCGCGAGTTGGTCGATAAACGGCTTCGGCAGCACGACGCCGCGCGAGGACGGGCCCATCTGCGTCAGTCGCTTCACGAGAGGCATAACAGTCGCTCCTTCCCTGAGAATGAATACGAACTAAATATATATTATGTCGGTATGCGATTGCAAGGTTTGTTTCGGGGGAGCTGGCTTACGGCCGCTCGAGCGCCTTGCGCTCTTGTTCGGCCCACGCGATCGCGAGCTCGCGCGGCGTGCGCGCCGGATCGAGGCGCTGATCGAAGCGACGGCTAAACGCGAATTCCTCGTTCTTCCAAAACTGCGCTTCGACACCGTGCTCGCCGTGGTCGACGAGCTCGCAGCGCACGCGGGTGTGGTTCACGAGGAACTCGAAGAGCAATGCGCCGCGTTTCGGTTGGCGCGGCGCCGGCGGCCGGTGATGCGGCGCGTAGAAGGGCACGTCGTCGGTCATCGGCGGTCCCACACGTCGGCACCACGATCGCGTTCCATTTCGCTCCGAAACCTTCCGCAATTCTCGCGATTCGTCCATCGTGACGGACGCCGACGATCGAGCGAAGGC